CATATGTGTAGTTCTTGCCTGGATTAATCACAGACATAGTGACCACTTTCTTTGCATTGGTGGTATTGGGAACAACAACTGCATCCTGACCATCACCATCGACTACAACATATGGAACTATCTTGAATTGTGACTTGTTTTCTGATTCTGCTATTTCAAGACTGCGGGTTAGAGATGGATAGACATTCGCATAGTAGTAACTCGCACCAGCATTCCCATTCTTATAAAAATTCAATATTCTGAAATATTGACCCACTCCAGCACCTTCGGAGACATAAAGACCATATCCATCCCAATAAGAACTACCGATTGTTGCGCTCTCTTGTGAAGCATCAAATGCGATATAAGACGATCCCGCCACATTCGGAGTTATTCCCTGTGTTGATAAGAATGAGTTGTATGCTTCCGTCACATATCTTTTTGCTGAAGATATCTTTGAAAATGTGGGGCTTAGAGAAGCGGTAATCGAAACGGAATCTATTGAACCTGGTCTTGCCCTCTGTTGAACTAACTTTTGCTCCACCCGATCTTTATCTGTAACCGATGCAAGATACACGGGAATATACTCTTCTGTTATAAAACCCAAATAATCTTCGGGTACAGAATAGATGTACTTCCACTTATATCCGTCACCAGTTGTTATGATGTCGGACGATTTACCCGTTGGCATTATATCCGATGTCCCATCGGCATACATGCACTTGTAGACATTGTATTCACTGGTCATCACATAGTATGTTTTTCCAGCCATGTCTTTTGTTTCGGTATACGCATCATATACTTCACCAGCAGTCCAATTGACACGCGGAATCACTATCCGCATGTTGTCTGGTTGAATCCTCTTGATGAACAAAATGTTCCTGAATGTGTCGTATACATTTCTTGATGATTCACCCACTGATGGCGGAACTGTATCACTCTCTACAACAGTCGTGGTTTCTGCATTGTCCGTATATGGAGTGGCTCTGCTTACAAAAAGATAATAGTTTTCTTGTGTTGTAAGACCACTCTTGATCATCTGAACAAGATCTGTCTTCAGTAGGGTTTTGAGAGCGTTGTTTGCCATATTAGAAGTTCGGTGAGGTTAGAGTTGTGCTTTCGATCAGACCATACTGATTGTCATCGCCAGTGGTTCCTTCGTATGGACCACTGTTTGGATTTGAATGGAAGTGGTATCCTATCGGCATTCTGAAGAATGGGTTCAATGCAACGGATCCAAATGATGCTCCTAGTCCAGTACCACCACCCAATGGTCCTGTTAGACCCTTTATTCCTCTGATATTCGGGTGGTGATAAACTCTCCAATAAGCATAACTGAATCCCTGTGCTTGTATGTATCCCTCTATACTACCGCTTGATCCAAGAGGAAGTCCTTGCGGGTCATGGGTTTGTCCCGCTGATGTTTCGGGGACAATGCCAATGCCATATAGAACTCTTTGTATCGTTGCCGTGTAACCAGTGGCATTGCTGTCTATGAGGGTGAATGTTATACCCTCAACAAATCCACCGCCAGTTATGCTTGCTGATGTAGTGTCAAAATCTATCTGCTTTAGATAGAAAGCACCTTGTGTAGCACCGACTCGCTGAAACTCAAAGACACTGGCTGATATCAGATTTCCATTAGATCCACTTGCCGCAATAGTTGACCATGTTACGCCGCCATTGAATGTAAAACCAACTGGAGTGACGAGTAGTTTTCCACCACTTTGGCCGTATGCTTGGTATGAACTGAATGAATTTCCTCGGGGGTTGAATCCATTGACATACTTGTTGTATAGATCGGCGGTTGTGCCAATTCTATATGGTGTATAGTGACCAATGAAAGGAAGTTCATATCTCTGCATCTCGGAATGAAATGGAAGAGAATCTACTATGTCACGCTTGATGAGAACATCACCGAACATCTTGAATCCCGCAGGATGCACCAACTTCTTGTATATTTCTTTATAGGTAAGAAATGGTACTTCGCTGCGTAGAGCATATGCAAACTCCTGATAGTAGTCGGCATCATACAGTTTCTTGTTTGAACTAAGTTTTCCGCTGTTGGTGGCGAAGTATCCTGGATAGGATGTCACGGCTCCAATCGTGACATTTACTCTAGCAAGTCCGTTTCCTGTATTCGATGCTATTGATATTGTTGGTGTCTGATCGTAACCAATTCCAGAATCGATTATCTGTACTCCCGTGATCTTACCGTTTTCCTTCACCGAGTCTATTGCCAACTCAAGCCCAAATCCATTGTAAGATGTAGAACTTGTAACAACATCGCTTCTGGAATATCTAAGGCCACCATCAACTATTTCATATCCACTTATTACAGGATAGACACGCTCCAGCAGCCTTCCACTTGATGTATCAACATAGACATCCAGATTCGGTAAGAATGTGCCAAACTTATTCTTGATGAATATTTCGTTGATATCATAGTATTCTTTGCGATACTGAATGACATCGGCAACTTCTGCGTATGCAATGACATCACCATTCAATGGATTGATCTGAACAACTTGATGACCAGCCATCTGAAAATTGGCAGTTCCTCCAGTGTTGGTTGTCTTCAGAGAAAACTTTTCTATCCATCTTCCATCAGATGCCTTCAGAACATCATTACCAGGATAATAAACCTCGGATGCCGCGTTGTAGATCAGTCTGAAAAGAAACTTGAAAGACTTTTCTGTTCCTTTTGCTCCATAAAAGTTTCTTGCATTCTTGAGAAAATTGGCCTCACTAACGATATTTCCAGTTGAATCTGTAGCCAACTGCAATGGAAAGTTCTTTAGATACATTTCTCTGAAATCAAGGACAAATAAACCGATGGTTGTGTCTACATCGGTCATATCCATAAAACTATCGATGATACCAAATGGATTTAGATTCCTTTCCATCCACTCGTAATATGCTTCAACAAAACTTCTGAAACCCTCATGATCTCTGTTTATAAAGTCTGGAACCTGATCAACAATCAGATTGCTCGGTCCAAATCTTTTTATAGTTCGGGGAGACTCCTCTGAAAGAGCAAGAGTTGCCGCTGGTGCGGCTGCTCCTGTTCCAGTATTGAGAAGTAGGGGTATATTTGCCATTAGATATTACCGCGAGACACATCGACCGTGTCAACAACAATAGATCCAGAAATATTTTCGTCTATTTTTAGTATCTGATTTCTCTTTGGTACAATGTCAAATCTTTGATCTGGCTCGACAGATATTTCGATATAAGATAGTTTGTTGCTGCTGTAGGGATTGAAATTAACCAAATTCACTTTTCCTGTTTGATAATCCACCGATCCGATACCACTCTTCAAAACTACTTTAGATCCGTCCTTTATGGTGTATATTGAAATAGATCCATATCCATCGTCCTCTAAGAAGCAATCGACCAAGAGATTTGTTGATGTGTCTTTATATTTGAACACGGATGAGTTCAGTATGGTGTTATTGCCATCAAATGGATGGTTCAGTTTTGCTCCAAAATCTAATATGAAAGATGTTGGAGTCTCGCGCGGTATTAGTTTTTTGGCAAGTTTTGTTGATATCCTGTTACTCACCATTGCCGTATTAGAAAGGTCAACCAATCTTGTGAGAACAGAATATCTGAATGATCCATTGAATTTTTCAAGACTAGTATTTGAATAGTTGACTATAGTTGCTGATGCAGAACTACCAACTCTGATATCGCTTTGAGTTGTTCTGGATGAATCATATGTTACAAAACAATTCACTTTGATGTATGTGTAGTCTGGGTCAACCAACTCTGGAGTTACGGCTATTACCTTCTTCTTTGACAGAATATTGGTCTTTATTGATTCCTTGGCAGCATCGCTCAATATTTCCCCACTCTTGGGAAGTATTGATACGAATACCTTACCGTAAACTGGAGGATCATTTTCCTCGCCACCCCAAACTCTAACCGCACTGGCAGCAGAGTATTCCTTTAGTATTATGCTTTCATAATCTGAAATGGTGACTGCCCTATCTTGAGACTGATAGTACTTTGGAGCGGTGTATCTTATTTGTTCTTCCGTATCTCTTTCGGCACCACCATATGATGCTGTTACCGTGTCCACACTTGCATCAAAATCATTTCCACCAATACCATTGAAAGTAAATGATGAAGCAGCATCGGTATCAGAATTTCCTATTGCATTTCCAGCAGATCCCTCTGTCTGAAAGTAGACTATCATTATGTAACTCTTATCCGCTGGCTTGCTACCAAGTATTCCATCTCCGAAAGAAATCTCATAGTTTCCTCTAAAGTTTTCATTGATGAAAAATACCTTAGAGGTCGAGTCCAACTGAAGATAGTCGTCATTAACTTTCCACGATTCATCCATATTGGATAGATCGGTTGGACTATTCATGACATATATCTTGATCAGACTTTTGTCTATCTTGGCAGAGGGGATCTCAAATCGTATTGCGTTTATTGTTGAATCGTAAATATACGATGCAGTCTTATAGATACCTTGCCTCACCTCAAGATTGGAAACTTTGTATGGGACAGCATCTTTGTTGACCTTGAATGAATCAACAGTGCTAAAGGTGTAATTATCTCCATCCTTAGAAGAAAAAAACTTTGTTCCAATCGGGATGTAATTTGGAACTCCAGAGGTAGTTCCCATTGTAAGATTCAGTACAGCCGTTGCAGCAGTGCTTGAATTTGGGACATATCCTAGATTTTTACCAAGTGAGACAAGTGATCGCCTCATTACTGCTGAGTCAATGAAAGACTCTGCTGCCAACATATTTGCATACACAGCCGTGTAGTGTGTATTATAGGCAAGTAGATCAAGAAGAATATTTATTCCCGATCCCTCATAGTCAAAATCTGAAAATTCAGATGTACCAGAGAGATAAGTCTTTAGATTTTCCTTTATTGCAAAAAAGTCTAATTCTGTCACTGGTGTTGTTACTACACGATTTGGCATTTTATCTTAGCCTCTCTATGCTAACAAACACACTAGACACCTGTCTGTTGTTCAATAGCATGAACGAAATCTGTGTTTCGAACGAGTTTTTCTTTTCGTTGAAGGAAACAATCACATCATTAACCTTTGCCCTTGGCTCATGTCGATTGATCATGTCTATCAAATTTGACCTTAGTTGCATGGCTATGATCGGGGTTGCTGGCTCAAATAGGAGTCTTGTTATCCGTGCATCGATGTATGGTTGAAAAGGCTTGTCATGACGATTCATCAAAACCAAATTTCTTATGGCTCTTTTAACAGCCTCCGCATCCGTCTTTTGAGAGACATCAGCAGTAACTGGATGAGGAGTAAAATCCAAATCCAAATCTTTGAAAAAGTTTTTCCTTATGATGCTCATCTATAGTCTTTCGCTGAATTGAGAAGGAATGACACCTGATCTCGGGTGTATTCCATGTGGGACTTGACATCCGTTTCATCAACATTGTCTATAGTTTGCAAATCACACCATTCAATTGTTATGTATCCATAAACTACGAGGCTATCGCTGCAAAACAGCGGCAAAATCGAGAAGCCTGTGGTATCATGGAGTTCATAGAACTTCTTGGTGTTTGACTCAAACAAAGAAGAGACATTTCTTATATGCGGATTGTTTTCTCGCAACTGCTGTATGATTTCCACGAATCTACTAACAAGAACATCTTGCCTAAACTGCATGGTAGATGATATTTTTGGATCACAAGATTGATGCGATATGCTCATCCTTCGCATCGAAGACCCATCAGCAAACTTTCCACCATTATGAAACTGAGTAAGTGAAACGCGAGAACCCTTGGACTTCATTCGAAGTTCTCCAAGAAGATCAGATATACGCATATTGACTGTATTAAAAGTTTCCTCGCGTTTTACTGCTCCACGCTTTTTGAAATACCTTATTATTGGTTTAGACGCAATGAAAGCACCTATAGCCGCAGTAATAGCACCCAGAGCGGCACCAACAACCTCTAACCAACCCTGCAATGAATCCGTAATCATTAGTTTCTCCAAAGTAGCAAATATTTATCAGATACAAATATGACGAATATTAACTCTTCAGACTTGGAACAAAATCCAGAAAGTTTACGGGCGCACCTTCTATCTTAGTACCCGTTTCTGCTGCTATATCATCAAGCCCCTTGCTAAAGTCAGGCTGTAGAATTAGATTCTTAGCCAACTTTGCGCCGAAGCATGGGTCGGTCAGAGCAGATGATATGATTGTATTTCCCAAGGCATAACGCTCCACAAAGGCTAACGCCAAGGCAAATGTGTTGTTGTCATTGTTTATGAGCGTCTGAATATTACTCTGTAGCGATAGAGCATTCTGCGTCAACTGCCTCAACTGACCCACCGTATCGGCTAAACCAGAGGCTCCACCAAGTGCCAACTGAGTTTCGATGTTGGACAGTACGGTTCCTATCTGATTCATATTCTGCCCAAAGTTCTCAAAGAATGGACCAGATATCTGTGGATTTAGAGACGAGAATGCATTGGAGAAGTTGTCCTCAAGCAACTCACCAGGATCCTTCAGTAGATCCTTTATACTGTTGTAGGCAGACATTACTCCTATGATTTGATCCAATCTAGGAAGAACTCCGTTGTCTCCTCCGAGTTGAACACCACTCAGCCGCGCTGTATGGGCATTGAAAGCACTTAGTTCTGTGTTTAGTCCACTCAAAGCACCATTGAGTTCTTCCAAAGAATTGTTAAATGGACTATCTGCGCCAAGAAGTTCATTCAACTTGTTTTGGTTGCCCCCAAGTTTTTTGCCAAGTGCTTCCGTTACTTGCTGAACTGGATTTCTGAATGCGTTTCCATCCATGAAATCTGCAAGAAACTTCTTTGCATTTGCTGGTAAAAGTTGAGATATGAGGCTGCAATTTGCAGCATCAAAGATATTTGGATAACCAGGTTGATTCTGCGGCCACACCATTAGCCAGCCTCCACATTACTACTTGATATAAGAGTATCTCCGCAACTGGCGGAATCTCCCATCCTACAGATACCTATGCCTCCAACAACCACGCTCTGAGATCCCACAGTCATAGTGGGGGAACTATGGGGTGAATCCCCGTGTCCCTTGACCTTGCTGCCAATTATGGCAACGGGAAGACCATTTATCTCAACTGATAAATTTCCAGAGGTAATCAATCCGCCAGCACTATCTGCGCCAACTCGACCAACGCTAGGCATTAGAAAGAACCCCCGTCAATTTCGGTTATGTTGAATCCAGCCAACAACTCAAATCCAGAGTCATAAATGTAAGGCGGTATGCCGTATGTTTCGCGCTTGCAGACATAGGTGAAACCATCATCGCTAAAATACACAACATCACCAACTTTATACCTTACTGATAGGCTAAAAACCCCACGCCAGTTTAGTGGGATCATGTCAAGTCTCCGACTGGAACGGTTGGATCAGACCCCCCTCGCGGAGAGTTTAGTTTGATCGATGGGGCTTCTCCCGATAGGAAGACATCCGAGTTCTTGGCCGTCTTGACAACTGCATTCTTACCAGATTTAAGAACGATGTTTCCTTCTGCCTCAACTACAAAGTCGCCATTGACTTTGAAATAGCGGCTGTCTTCAACTGTTTCTCTATACTTCTTCTTTACCGTAAGATCTACATTCTTCTCAACTGTGCCACGGACATTTCCCGTTACATACAGATTGACATCTCTATCCACTTGTATGTTTAGATCTCCACTATCTTCTCCAGCCCCAATGTATATCTTTGCCGAGCCGTCTACTGTGATCTTGGCACTACCCTTGATATGGACAAAGTCATCACCAGCCAATATCTCATAGTTGTTTCCTTTGACCTTGTGAACCCGAGTTCCTTTTGGGTCTTTTTCCCAACCATTTGCAACTTCCTCAAAACTTCCACCTGGATGATAGGTGTGGTGACGCTCCTTGTCTTTGGTATCATCCCACTCCTCGACCATCCCACTCTCTGTCGCAAAGACCTTGTTCTTGGGATATTTCGGTTTGTATGGTGACTCTGGCTCAGTCCACTTTTCGACATCATTACTGTCGAGTGCTACTGGAACATCTTTCTTCTTGTCTTTCTTTCTATCCTCTATCACAGTCTTATCTGTGTTTTCACCAGTGGCTAGAAAGTTAACATCAGAGTGTTTCTTGTCAACATATTCCTTTGTGGGATAAGTTTCCGATGGATCATTGAAGCCAAACTTCTTGTTTGCAACTTCATCAGGAATACCGCCAACAGAAAACATAACAACTGGCTGCTGTGCATTTGAACCATCTCTGAAAAAACCAAAGACATGAGAACCAGCCACAAGTCCAGTTGGCGATTTACCAACCCCGCTTATGGATGCACTTGTTATGTCTTGCAATGGGTGCGCCCACGGCAAATCATCCGTAGGAAGCATCTTTTTGTTGGGTGGGTGGTATCCAAAAATACGAACTCGCACCCTACCCAATTTCAATGGGTCATCTGTGTCTTCAACGACACCAAACCACCAGACGAATCCAGCCTGACCCATTATGTCCATTTATCATCGGTTCCTTTCGGGAGTGCCGAAGTTTTCGTTTCCCCACCGTTCCCAGTCGAGCAACTCTTCCTTTGTATACGGCAACTTGTTCAACTTGTCTTGAGTTTCGCGGGGAGTTATTACCTTGCGTTCGTTCTTCTCTTCCATAGTATTCTCCATTCTGTATAAGGTTACTCAAACTTGTCGGGGATACCCTTTATCAATGAATCCTTGGCAATATCTATGATGGTTCTGTATCCTATTTCAGGGTCATTGCTTATTGTATGTTTTATTCCAAATATGAGATATCTGCCACTGAGATATGGATCAACCCAATCCTGTTCATTTTCGGAAAGATATCCAGCCTTTGGTATGTCAAACTCAATTACATCAAGCAATCGCAAAGATGAATTTCCTGCAACCATTTTGGTAAGTCTAATGGTATTGAACTGCTCAAGAAGACTATTCCTATATTGAAAGAACTTCTCTGGTGTTTCATTCTCTGCAACATCATCAAACTTTTTGTTTTGAACTGGCAGAAGAGCCATGTTGCCAATATTTGTTTGCTTCATGGATTTCTCTGTTGCGGGAAGCAGAGGATATTTGTTCAAATGCTTAGATGATCCAAATATATCATCGTAGTTTACTTCATTAGACTTGAATTTCTTAGTCGTTATATCGTGAGTATAAAGAACACTTGAGTACATACCCATCTTGTATTCTTTTAGTCTGTCGAAGTAAGATCTAACTGTATATTCCTGCGTCTTCTCAAGAAATCTATTTACATCGGTTTGATTTGCTGCATTATTTGGCTCATATCTAAATTTCATTTTTGGTCTATTTTCAACCTTGGACATTATGTCTGTAAAATGAAATCCATCAACATCTTCATAGAATACAAAACATGATGGGTTTGATGGAGTTGTTCCTGGAGAAAATGCTCTGTATGCCAACCAGTTCATACAATCCAGTGGACTCCAATATGGAAATATAAACTTGAATGTCTTTGAGCCTGTATCACCTATCTCATGCAGTTTCTTGATATCCGCATCCGATGTGAAATTTTCTATGAACAAATCTCTAACCATCTTTCCGATGGTTCCCTTTTTCGAACATGCTACGCGCATCATTCCATTCTTATACTGTATATCGCTTACGAACTGCAACTTGTATACTTGGCCTTTTTCATTAGTTGATCTGCCAAGTCCACGGACAGCAAACACTTTTCCAGTTAGTGTTACTATGTCGGTAGTTCCTCTTGTTCTATAAGACACCTGTATAGTCTCATTCCCAACCAACGGTATTGTACCAGAGTAGTTCAACGAATCAGCAATAACAACCTCACCGAACAACTTGTTATCAAATATGTTTTCGTAGATATCCAACTCAACAAACTGACTTATCAAACTTACGGGATCTCCACCTCTATTTGAAACTACCGTGAGGGTGAGCAGATCGAAATCGTTTGGCTTATCGTAAGACTTTGGGTTACTTTTCATCTAAGTTTATTCTCAATGTCTTTTTCAAGGTTCCCCAGACTCGACTTATTGACTATCAGTATATTTCTCTTCTCGTCGTTTTTCTCTATTTCGTATTCCCTATTAGTTACCATACCAACTGTATAATCTTCAAAGATGTATCGTCCAATAGGCGTGGCACCAAAAGTAAATCCCATGTCAGTAGAAGTCAAGTACTCATTATGAAGAGATGATGGTATTCTTGGGTTCAATTCTTCACCATCAGAGTTTTCAAAATGGTGGGCTGCATACGGTGATTCTATGACTTTTCCAATCTTTGCGACATAGTACACAGGTACACCCAATCTGTTCTTACTTGCTCCAGCAATGTAGTCTCCCTCTTGGGGAACCCATGCTGTTTTTTGGGTAAACTCCACGACAAGTTTACAATACGCTGGATCATACGAAGCAACCCTACCGTTCTTCAGAGAATCCTGTATTGCTGGCTGTAGACTAGCACTTGTAACTCCAGTGGCATAGACGATGTCATTGATTCGGAAAGAACCTCCGAAAGCATCAATACCATTGATATCAGTAAGGAACATGGTGTATCCAGGATACTTTTCACTGATGTAGTTTTCGAGTGATTGACTACTTAGCATCCAATCGTAATAGGGATTGATTAATTTGTTTATAGTCAATGAAACCCAATGAAGATTGACATCTCCATATGTTCTATGAGCAAACATCTCAGGTCGTTCACCATCACGGATGGTGGAGTTTAATGGAAATGACCTTTCTTCTATCAGATATTGATCAACATCAAACCTTACGATGATGTCCGTCATATCCTTGAACCCTTGGGGGGTTATGTATGTTACCCTTGGAAATTTATCGTACATCTTTAGAATCCGTGGATGATGTGTTCGTTTGTTAGTTGTTCCATTTCCATGAAACCAAG